GGCCACGGGAGCGTCTGCCGCACGTTGCCGAGCCGGCCATCCTTGTAGTCAGCCAGCAGCTCGACCAGCGACAGGAAAAACGGGGACCGCGCGAAGTACTGTGGACACGTCCTGTCCTCGTCCGTTGCCTCGCTCTTGCGGATCAGCTTGTCCCGGTGCCAGATGCGCCCCTGCCCGGCCCAGCCGTCCCCAGCAGAGCCAGGGTGCCACGGTAGCCCCACAGACACCCCACACCCGAACCGCTTGCGATGCATCTCCTTGCACCGCTCGCAGTCGTGCGGGGTGGGTAGGGTCACTGTTCGCTTTCCGTTTCGCTGCCGCTTCCATCCCCAGACGGCAGCTCTGATGGCACGGATAAAGGGAGTGACGCCTCGCTGAACTCGCGGATCTCATTCGCGAGTGCGAACTTGTGCTCGTCCGGCATCGACACATCGGAGAGCCACTTCTCCTTGATGATGGTACCGAGCACCCCGGCGTTCTCTGTCTCCGGCTTGCCAACGTCAGCCACTGACCCGTCCGGCTTGCGCACCTGGTATCCGTCCATGGAGACCAGTCCGCAGCGGATGCGCATGGACAGACCGCGCAGGATGCCATGTCCTGCCATCTGTGCGCAGGCGTCCCGCTGCTCGTCGGTGAGCTGCCGGATCATGAACCGGGTTGGCGGGTTGGCGGGATCGATCTTGAGCTTCGACTCATCGTAGCCCGAGGCGCGGTATGCCTCATACTGCGCCTCGGTGTTCTCGCGAATTGACGGGTCAATCGAAAGGATGACCTTGGTCGGTTGAAGTATGATCTTTCCAAGCATGCTGCGTCGCTCCTAGTTGAAGCTCAGGATCATGGCCGCGTCTTCCTGCTTCTTGGCGTCGGTCGCAAGGTCCGTTGCGCGCCCGCTGTCGCCCACCAGTTCCAGGGTGATGCCCGTCAGGCCCTCGCTGTCCGTGAGCTTGCTCGGATCGATGGGCTTGCTGAACGCACGCTGCATGTAGAACACCGCGCTACCCTGGCTGGTGCTACCGATCTGGTAGAGCACCTGCTTGGCGGTCTGGCTGTTCCAGTCGTTGAACGCGCCGGGCATGTCCGCCAGATCCTCGAAGTATGGGGTGACGCGGATGGTGGGGCCGGTGCTCGGATCGTTCGGCACCTTTTTCCAGCCGCCGCAGTCGTTGACGTAGTTGTGGTCCACCACCTTGGCGAGCCCGAACGGCCACTCGATCTCCACATCACCGGTCAGCGTCCGCCGCGTGGTAGTGCCGGCATCCTGCAGCAGCATGGAGCCCGCCTCCTCGCCGCCCACCGGGTCGCCTCCGTTGGCACTGGTGCTGTGGGAGAACGTTGCCTGGTTGGCGTAGTTCACCCAATCCCACTGAGCCACGTTGTAGGTGAGCTGCACCCAGGGCGCGCCCTCGCTGAAGCCGCCGAAGCCGACGCCCGCCAGGGAGCAGCCGATCATCTGGTAGCTGTCTGGGTCGTCGCTGGCACTGGTACCGGCGTGCGCACCGATGTAGAGGAAATCGAAGTAGCGCTTGTCGCTCCAGTCGATCCACACCTGGTGGCCGTGCTTGATGGTGTCGCCGTTGTTCGGCGCGACGGGCAGCGCCATCTGCAGTTCATAGCTGTCTGCATAGCTGGTAGCATCCTCGACAACTGCGGCTTTGCACTCGGCACGGCCATCACCCGCGGTGCCAACGAGAACGATATCGTTCTCATCGACTGCGTGGCTGCTGGCGTAGATGTGGCTGGATGTGCTGCTCGTCTCTGCACTGTCGTCGATGGCGGTGGGGTTCTTGAGCCCGCCAAGGCCCAGCCCCATCAGGGTGGCCAGGGTGCCTGCGGTCGTGCTTGAACTGCCACCCTCCAGCCACATCTTGAACGAGAACGAGCCTTCCTTGCGGCCAGCATGCGGCGCTGGCTTGCCGTCGCCCATCGTCTGCACGGTGGTATCGGCGATCTCCTCGTGAGTCAGGCTCGATGCATCGAACTCGAAGTGCCGCAGCTTCGTCGCCGAGCTGATGAACGACGATGCGGCAGTGAACGACGTGGACAGGCCGGTGGACTTGTCCTCGTACCAGAGTTCACCCAGGGCGTGTTCTGTTGCCATTGCTTACTCCGCTTCCCTTATGGTGTTGTCAAACTCGACGGTGTAGAGCCACACGCCGGGGAATGACCGCTTGTCCAGGACATCGCCGCGCCGCTTGCGCAGGTAGAGCCCGGTGCTGGTGGTTGTATGGCTATCGTCATAGCCCTTGACGTACGCGCGACCGCGAGAGCGCAGCGTCATGTTGATGTCGTGGCGGTCCTGCGCGATCAACATCTGCAGCGCCTTGTATTCGTAGACGAGCGGATAGACCACCGAAACGCGGATCTGGTGGACAGCCTCGCGGCGGTCGGCATCCGTGGCCAGTCCATCGCCGTCGCTGCCCACCCACTCCACGTAGAACCTGCGGGACCACCCGCTACTCTGCTGCGGCTCTGGCTCCTTGAGCGGGTCATACTCCCGATATTGGCTGTTGACCTTGACGCCGCTCACCAGTCCGGAGACAGACGGCGAGATCGCCTCCATTCGCCAGGCGTAGTTCTGCAGCACCCTGTGTAGGCTGGTCGCCATCTACCGCACGAAGTCCGGGCGGCTCGGTGCCGCCTCGTCGTCATCGCGAGCGTCGTCCTCGTCGATGTCCAGGAAGTGCAGGGAGGAAAGGGACGCATGCCGCAGGCCGTCCCGCTCCTCGCCCAACATCTCCAGCGCCCGCTCTGGGTCAACGCCGGCCAGAATGGCAATGCCGTTCCGCTGGCTCAGCAGATCGAACTCGGCGAGCGCCCACTCCTCCACGTCGTCCGGGGTGCGCAGCAACGCCGGACGCCAGTTCTCGCCAAGAGCCCTGCCAGTGCAATGCCGCCGGATGGCGTACTTGATCTTGTCCCAGGCTGCCTCACGCAGATCATCAAAGTCAGTGCCGCGGGTGGCCGCGAACTCCTGACCCGTGACGTTCGGCCTCCACTTCTTGATGAAGCCGACGGTCAGCGGGTTGACCAGCGGGGTCAACACCACATCGAACGGAACCTCCTGCGTGTAGGTCAGGCTGTCAACGGTGTAGCTCGCACGGGCACGCCACATCTGTTCGAGGGTGTCAACGTCAGTGGTCTGCAGCGTGTAGTAGAACGAGCAATCCTGAAACGTGGCGGACGTGTCGTGCGCGTACTCTAGCGGCTCGTCAACGTAGGCCACCTTGTTGGTGGAGTCGACAGCGGTAACCCTCACCCACTCCTTGTTGCCGTTGCTGTTGGTGACGAGGTATGCCTCGCGCCGTACGGTGATCCCGGTGACGGCAGTCAGCGTCAGGGACTCATCACCCACACTGGATGCAGACGAAACGGTGGTGTTTGCCGTACCCTGCGTGACATACGTGTCAGCAGCAGCACGGTGGGTGTTGCCGGACTCATCCTTGATCTCGACGGTCGGCGTGGACGATGGCCGCCCCTCCTGCGGGTAGAAGTGGACCCGCTGGGAGGAGACGCCCTTGACCACCTCAAGCCGCGGCGCCATGGGCTTCCCTCATCAGCTCACTGAACCACTGGCGCGACCACATCGGCGCCCCGTCTGGGCGCCATGCCTGCGGGATGAACAGCCCCCGCTTTGTCTTCTCGTCGATGATGCGGCGGTCGACGCCAAGCACCACGGCTGCACGCCGCAGCATGACCTTGCAGTGGGTATCGTTGACTAGCTCATCTGCATCCAGGCGGTGGGCGAAGTCCTGGACAGCGGAATCCATGAACGGCCACCGATGCTCGATCCCATGGCAAGCGGCAATGTCGCGCTCGAATCCCAGCAGCTCCTGCAGGCCCTCGTGCTCGTCGATGTCTGCGGCAGCACCCACCAGGCCGCGCGCCCATGACCCCTTGCGCGCCATGTCTAGCGCCCTGTCGTGCGGCTCCACGCGGTCGAGCATGCGGACAAGCACCGACTCGGGCTCGCCCACAACGTGGTTGACGATGGCATCATATGCCCCGAGGCGCTCGTCCCGGTACATCTGATCCAGCCAGTAGAGGATGCGGTAGCGACTGTAGCCGCCGAACAGCTCGTCAGCGCCCTCGCCGTTGAGCACAACATCAACGCCGTCCTCGGCCATCGCCTTGCCCAAGAACCACTGGCACACCTGGGACCACGTGCCGCGGCCACCCGTCACGCGGGCGATCTCAGGCAGCACGTCAATCATCTGCTCCCTGGTGAACGTCACCGGCCGGACAGGCTGGCCCTTCGCTGCGAGCTTCGCGATGGACAGGTTATCCTGATCCTTCCACGTGCAGCAGTAGATCCGTGGGCACTTGGCGATGGCCTGGATGATGGCGCTGTCCAGGCCGCCAGAGACCTGTACCGCCATGTTCTCGGCGCCGTCAGAGCACTTCTCCACGGCCTGCTCCAGCAGGGTCACAAGGCGATGCACCTTGTCAGTCCTCGGCACGGGCTCGCCATTCCGGTCTAGATAAACCACTTGCAGACCTCATCCTCTTTGTCGATTGCGAACTGCTCAAACACTTGGTTGTGTGGTGCGTAGGTGCAGCGCGGGCACCCGCTCAGATCAACTGCACCGAGCAACCCGCGGTGGCGCTCGTTGCCCCATGCTGCGCTGATGTCGGTGAGCCGCTGCCAGTCACAGAGCTTCGTGGCAGGATCCCCGCGTCGGTCACAGCACAGGCCGCAGGTGCCATCCGGCTGGATAACCGCGGTCATGCCCACGGCCCAGCAGCGCTTGAACTTATGACAGATGCCCCAGTCGTTGGCACCCACCTTTTCCGTGCGGGCCTGGACCCTGAAGCCGGGCTGCTCGATGCGCTTGCACACCCGGAGGATGTCCACCGCCAAGTGCTGCTCGTCCTGCGTGAATGGCGACGACCTTTCCCCGCGCTGCACCTCTGCAGCTGTGCGCCCCATGGGGCGAGCGTGGAAGTAGTTACAGCCGATACGCAGGGCATGCTGAGCGGCCTGGTGCAGACCCATGATGTTGGTCGGCGCGATCAGATACTTGTAGGTCAGCTCGAGGTGAGGGAACCGCTCACGCAACAGCGCCAGGTTCTCCAGCACCTTGGCAAACAAATCGACGCCCTTTTGCTCTGCGTACTGCTCAACGTTGCCGGCATCAACCGACACGCCCACCCATCGACAAAGCCCCAGTGCATCAACGTGGCGGTGCATCAGTGTTCCGTTCGTCACCACGCCAACCTGGATGCCCGCGCGCACAAGCCCAGTCACCAGATCAGAGAACCGCGGGTGCATCGTCGGCTCACCGCCGCCAGCCACGCATACAGCACGGACACCCCAGTCAGCAAGGAACGCCGGCATTGCGTCGATGGTTGCATCGCTGTAGCGGTCGGCAGACTGCGACATCTGGTGCGCGGCGTTGCACCAGGGGCAGCGCAGGTTGCACCGGTTGACTGGATCGAGCGTCACCAGGACAGGAGGCGGGATGGCCCCGTCGAGCATAGGTTCCCAGTAGCGCACGTGGTAGAGCGCCTTTCGGCCGTCGAATGGTGCGAACATTGAATTACGGCCAGGTTCGGCCCACAAACTTCATGGCGCGGCGCACGTTAGGCATTGCCGCAGGAATTTCCAAAAAGCGAGGATCGGGCAGCTTGCGGGTGTCTACCATGTCATCCATAATGATCCCAACGCGGCCATTCCTGCGTGCCGCAGCTGCAGCACGTTGATTGGTGCCGGTGTTACCATGCAACTGGTGCTGCATGGCCCAGTCCTCGCCCTTGCATGTCGGCTTGTCGTCAGGAACCGTCAAACCCATCCGCCTCCAAATCAGCCGCGTTACCCCGGCATGGTCCCTGCAGATATCCTCATATTTCAGATTAATGAAATCTGCGAAAATGCACTCAACCTCTGTGCGGATGGCCTCGATGTTGCTCACCCATGCAAGCGCCCAATCACGGATCACATGATCCGGTATCTTGTTCCAGTCCATGATTTTCTTGTGTTGATACTCCAACACATGGAAATATTCTGAGTAACGCGCCTTGCTGCCAACCCACGCCCAAACGGGCTTGTGTAATACTACGCCCAGATAGTGTTGCTGCGGTTGTGCCTGCGCCATCTCCATATACCACCACGCCACCTTGGAGCTATCCACCAGCCACGGGACACACTGTTTGCTCTGGATCGTGCTGTAGAGTTGTTCCGTTGGAATTGGCTCCTGGATAATGCCACCCCAGATCGGGCAGTCATCCTTGCAACGGATGCAGAACGTACCATCATGACCGGCATCAGTAGATGGTCCCAAATGTTCGCGGTTAAGCACCGGATGATCTTTTGCTGTCCGATAATAACAATGCCTCCAGACCAACTCACCGACCGCCATCACTTGCGGATGCTCGCCAAGTAGATAAGTCAGCAGCGTAGAACCGCTAAACGGGTGCGCCAAGATCTGAACGACCCCTCGGGTCACCTCACCGCCTCCACGTTCAAGGACAAGAGCTTGCCATGCTCCTTGTCCATGTGCGGGTAGTAGCTCTGGCTGTAGTCATCCAGATCCGCGTGCTCCGTCTCGCGCCAATCGTAGCGGCCCCAGCGCGTGAAACCGGCCAGGTTCAGGAAGTAACCCATCTTCGACTCATCCCACACGCTGTGGTGGATGTTGTACAAGTAGTCCTGTCGACCGAAGACCGGACCCTGCACCAGCCCGAGATCCCCTATCTCCTGGTACAACTCACAGAGTGCGGCGAAGTCCGGGACGGCGACGCGGAGAATGCCGCCCGGCTTCAGCACCCGGCGCCACTCCCTGAGCACCCCCTCTACCTCTGCCTCCTGGAAGTGCTCCAGCACATGACAGGCGTAGACGACCTCTGCCTCACCATCACGGATGCTCGGCAGCCTGTCCACGCTGTGCCGATACTCGACATGCGGATATGGCAGCACATCGATGTGCGTCCAGCCGGGGATGTAACGCCCCCCGCAGCCAAGGTGGAGTTTCACTCCCCTCTCCTGGTGCCAGATGCACTAACCGGGAACTCGCCGATCCAGTCGAGGTTGTAGTCGGCCTCGCGAAACCAGCCCGCCACTTCTGGGGCGGTGTGCCAGTCGCGATACTGCGGCGTGTGCCAGTCGAAGGTGTCTGAGATGCACTCCTCGTCATCTGCCGATCCAGATGCCTGCAATACGGCAGCAAGCGGACCAAGGTCAGGGTGCTGGCGATAGATGTTGCGGAGCTGCACCGCATACTTTTCGCAGGCGGCGTAGAGCACAGCAGGCGGACACGCGCGGGTAATCTCATGCAGGAACATGGACGCCGGCAGCAACACGTCAACAACTGGCTGGGTGTAGACCCACACGGCGAACTTGCCGCCGGGCTTGACTGAGTCGGCCACCGCCAGGAATGCCTTTCTCGTGTCGCCCGTGTGGTGGAGCACGCCAATCGAAAACGCGGCATCGACGGTGCCGGTGGCGATGGGGGGATCGAGCAGGTCGCCCCGCACGGGGAGCAACCGATCTGCCATGTCCCCTGCGTTCGCCACCGTGGCGCGCAGTCCATCCATGGAACAATCGAGGGCAATCACCCGTGCGCCCGCGCGGAGGGCCACCTGGGTGAACCTGCCACAGCCGCAGCCGGCATCGATGACCGTGCGCCCCTCCAGGTCGTGCAATTTCCACCCAGTCTTGAGCTCGAAAATTCCATCCGTCGTGGCCTGCGGTTTCGGATGCTGAGCCCACCTGGTACTGAACCCCTCGTCATGGTGCTCCACGAATTCGTGGATCCCCTCAGCCGTCACGCGCAGGGGCCGCCGGCTCAGACAATCAGCGAGACTCATGACTGCGGCCTCCCGTTGATGACCTGCTCTATGTGCTCACCGTAGATCCGCGCATAGACGGCCTTGCTACTCTTCGCCGTTTGGTACTGGTCCACCTTGATGGCTGCGGCCTCCATGATGTCAGCAAGGCGGTCACGCTGCGGCTTCATCTCGCGCACCAGTCGGAGCAGATCATCAACTGTTCCGTCGAATGGCACATAGTGAACCCATGGGACAAACCCCTCGCTCTCCAACTCGGCGTGCGGGTCATAGACCATCTGCACGACACCGCAGCGCCAAAGGTCCATCAGCCGCGAGTTGAAGATCGATGACACCTGTGCGTTTGGGCCGAACAGCGTGTTGGAGTAGAGCTTGGACACGTGATAGCCGGGGTTTGGTGCATACCGTCCATCCATCTCGCCGTGCTTCATCTCAGTGCCGTGGAGTCGCATGACAAGCCCCGCCCCGTCAGCGTTGTTCAGGCCATCGAGAAATGTCCTGCGCCAGTGCCATGCACGGTATCCGACGAACGCAAGATCGACGGCCGGGTATACGCCGCGCCGAAGGTTGTTGATCTTGTCCATCACGTTGAAGCCGGTGTTGCTCAACCCCTCTGCGAGCCCTACGGTTTCGTTCTGCCCCTTGAAGTAGCACTTCAATCTAGGAGCGATCTCTGCGTACTTGTTCGCAGTCAGCACGCCGGTGTTGAAGTCCCAAACCTTCATCTGGTAGTAGAGCGCGTCGAACCACTTGGCGACCGGGAACGTTTTGTTTTCGGACGACCCAGGACAGTCATCAGCGAACGGCAGGATTGCCAGCCGGAACAGTTCAGGGATCTTCTGCGCCACCGCCGGGTAACAGTTGCGAGCGTGATCCCACAGTACGACGGAGCACTCTTTGGACAACTCAGTCAAGTCGCGGAGCATGATGTCCAGCACCCGCTGGCTCGGTACCTTGTTGTTGTCGATCCACTGGTACCCCATCGGGGGATCCTCCCCCGCCTCCGCAAACGCCTTGTACGCGGGGTAGAACCTCGACACCACTTTGATCTTTTGGCCGTCAAACTCATAGTCTGCCGGGGCCACATCGCGCATTGCACACACGTGGCTGAAGTCAGCATCCTCAGTGCCCGGCCAGAGTTTCCACGCCGGATCGTCGTGGACAATTACCTGCTGGATTGTGATCTCGTCACTCACATCACTCACGTCGCTCACAGGGCCATCCTGAAAAAGTCGGTGTAGCGGTCGCACCATGCATCCCAGCTCCAGCGCAACCTGATTTCTTCCCGGTTGATGCGGCCCATCTCTGCAGCACGCTCCGGACTCAGGCTCTCAATGGCGGCCTGGATCGCCTCAACGGAACGCGGCACCAGGAGGATCCCAGTGTCGCCGAAGTTTTGGAGCTGGCTATCTCGCATCTCCTCATGGTTGCCCACATTGGTGGCGATCAGTGCCAGCCCGGATGCCATGGCCTCCATGACGCAAATGGTTGATTCCCTTCACGTCCGCGTTTTCATCGCCATCCTGATGACCAGCGTTGCCGTTCCACTCGCAGATAATCCGATCCTTCGGTTCAGTCACGCGACCAAACCGACGCATGTTGACGGGATTGGTCAGATAGACCACCTGCGGAAAGTGCTGATGGAGGCCAGAGTACGCGCCGAGATAGCAAACGTGAAAGCCGGCGCATCGCCGGACGAACGCAGCATCATCAACGGGCACGGTATCCGGCCTGTTCGGGTCGAACCACTGGGACCGCAAGGACCCCAAAAACGGAACCCCATACCAGTAGTGATCGAGGCCCCACCGGTGGTGTGGCAGAAACACAAAGTCGTACTTGCTCATGACCGGCGGCGGCTTCTTGTCGATCAGGTGGTACCGGTCAAAGTTGAACTCCGTACAATACTCGGCCATGTCGCGCTCGTTGATGTCGAACGCCCAGCCAGGCACATCGGAGACGAGCAGGCCGCGGGGTTTGCTTTTGATGATGGCTGGCGCCTTGCGCGGCATGCTCGCCGCGTGGAACACCTCGCGCCACGATTTGACCTTGTCCGTCCAGTCCCAGTGCTCAGCCGTAGCACGGGCAGCATCACCCATCGCTGACAGGTCCCGCCCCTGGATCTTGCGGATGGCTTCCACCAGATCGCTGACCGTGCGATCCACGAGGTAACCGTTGTACCCTGGCTGGATGAGGCGCTCCATAACCCCAACACGCGTTGAAATCACCGGGCGCCCGCACGCCATAGCTTCGAGAGGGGGGTTGGGCGTGCCGTCATTGGCGCTGGCGTTGGCGTAGACGCTGATGTTCTTGTACCAACTAGACATCTGCCACTGTGGCAGCCCGCCGCAGTTGCAGAAGTCGAGCACGGACAGTTCAACGCCTGCCGTCTCACATGCCTCGGACAGCATGCCGAGCCCCTTGACCTGGCCGTATCCCACGGCGCTATTGCCACACCACCCGATGCGGAACGTGTCCGGGTGCGGGAGCGGGCGAAACAGCGAGGTGTCCACGCCATCCTCGACGAGCACAATGGGCGTATCGCCGACGTGAAAAGCGCCGGACGTGAGATCCTGCGCGAGCTTCGCGTTGCAGACGGCAATGCAGTCAGAGAGGTTGAGCGCCTGCTGGAAGGCATGGCGGTCGTTCTGCGTCCGGCACCAGCTCAGGTGATCGTAGACGCAAAGGACCAGGCGCTGGTACTTCACGCGCCTGAGAAGATCCGGGAGGGCGTTCCACCAGAAACACACCAGGATGTCACACTCCCCTTTGACTTCCGATGCAAGCACCATACGGAACTCGCATCGGTCAGAGAGGTGGTGCGTGATTTGACGTGCAATCGAGTGGAACGCCCAACCCGGGCGGTCCACCGCAAGGATGACTCGCGGCTTTGACATGGTAGGTAGGTTGTTTAGTTGGTGTTGGTTGGAAGGTGTCTACTCGGTCAGCACCGAGCCGTTGTGGACGTAGACCGTCTTGTACGCACCGGTGTTCTGGTCGATCCACTTCATCCCGCTGACCTTGAAGCCATCGGAGTCCACCAGAAAAAAGGCGTAGTTCGCGAGGTAGTTGCTGTTCTGCGTACCGCAAAGCACAGACCCCGGAAACGTGCAGGGGCCGTTGGCGTAGAGGGTACTGGAACAGGTGGTAGCACCCGTGAGGGTCTGCGCGCCAGTCACCGAGAGCGCACCCTCGACGGTCCAGCTATCAGCAGTCTTGCCCATGGTGTACCTCCTTACGCGCCCTGAGAGCCGGCAACGCCCTCCCAGAACTCGACGCCCACGCCGAAGTCAGCCTCCAGGGTGTAGACCCTGGACTTGCTCGACCGCTCCATGTACGCATCCTCCTCGGGCATCATGCCATGCACCGAGCGCAGGCCGTGATCCTCTGCCTGCAGGAAGTAGTGCGTGGTGCTGTCCGAGAGGAACGGGTCGAAGATCGGCCGCAGCTCGTTGAAGTGGACGTTGATGTCGTTGTCGGTCGTGCCGCTCTCCTGCGTGGAACGCAGGATCTTGAGAGCAGTGCGCCGCAGCGCCGGCACCGTGATCAGCTTGGTGTAGACGATGGGGTCCCGGAGGCCGCGGTAGTTCTGGTGGTTCATGCCCTGGACGATCAGCGTCTCCAGGTTGGCATGGCTCAGCGCTGCTGAGGCGTTGATGTTCGAGCGAGACGAGCTGCCCGAACTGCCGTGGCTGGCACTGATCAGCGCCACGCTACCCAAAGAGGTGTACGTGGTGGAGAAGGCATCGTTGAGCACGTCGGCGTGCTCCTGGCTGTAGAGCTGCGCCAGGCCGCGACCGAGAGCCTTTGCCCACCGCATGATCTTCGCGATCTCCCCGTACTTCACGAGCTTGCGGCTCGCCTTGAAGCCGTAGCCGTAGAAGCTCTGGGTGATCGTGTTGTCGTAGATCTTGCTGGGCTGGTCCAGGGGGATGTTGGCGCCGTCCTTCCACTCAGGCATCTGGCCGAAGCCGCTGTATCCGGTGGTCGAAACGGTGTACTTGTCCGTCGTCTCGACGTTGAAGTACTCACGCCATGCGTTGGGGATCGCCGACAGACCATCGAAGATCTTGGTTTCGATGTCGTCGTCGTACATCTCCGCGAAGTTTTTGAGCAGGTTCATCTGGTCACCTCCCTACTAGCTGCTCGTGTCAGCCAGCGCGTGCTTGTTCAGCTTCACCTTGAGGTGCGCGCCAGTCTGGCTGTGGTCATCCCCGGCCTTGACGCCGAGGTAGGTGAACAGATCCTGCGAACTCGCGCCAACGTTGACCTGGAACGCACCAGTCGTGCCGTCCAGGTCGTAGTAGGAGCCGATGGTGGAGGACGATGCGTCCGCGTCTGCTCTGCCAACGAACACGGTATCCGGGTCATCCCAGATCGCGATCAGGGTGTTGGCCGCTGCTCCGCTGCTGGCCTCTGCGGCGATGCCGGCAAGCTCCGTGCTCGATGCCGCCACAGCGATCTGGATCTGCCCGCTTGACAGGATCACCGGATCGCCCTTGGCGATGGTCTGGCTCGCCGCCACCTTGTAATACTCCACCCGAGCATCCTCGGGGTAGAGCGGGAAGAACCCATACGGGTTGAATGCCTCTTTTGCCATTGTTGCTAGTTAGCCTTTCTGCAGCAGGCTATCCATCCTCGTCGCTCGATCCGGGGCGGTCGCCTCGCTCATCGAGATGCACCAGCGCATTCGCCGGCACGCCCTTCGGCTGTGCCAGTGCTTCCTTTGCTGCACGGCGGGCATTGCGCTTGCGCGCACGCCGCGCCTCGAACACCTTGCGCGGGATCCGCATCAGCACGCAGTCCCCACCACCCACGGTGGATTCCATCGTACATTTCTCGTATCCCAGCCGCTCGACAGCCTTGACGCTGTCCGGGCGGTTGTCGCTGTGGTCCTTGGCAGCCAAGAAGTAGTGAAAGCGCGGGTCGCCACCGTCAACGACGAAATCGTCAGCCCCGGTGTCATCGAACTCGAAATCGATGCCGGCGTCGTCATCAAACTCTGCCGGCTTTGCCTGCTGCTTGTCCTGTTGGTTGTTCTTGCTCATGCATCACCCACGAAATATGCCTTTGTCTTCTTGTCGATGCTGTCCCTGTGTTCTTTCTTCTTCGCATCGGGGCTGCTCGGGGGGCTTCCCCTCCCACCTGTCCCATCGACGGAACGCGTTTTCACCTTGATTCGCGCCTCGAACTTGGCGAGCCAGTCACTCAGTGCATCGGGCTCCAGTCCTGCCGGCACCAGATCCCGGTCGTCCTTCGGCAGCGCCTTGATCCGCTCCTCGTTGCGCTCGGACACCCGCGCCAGACGTGTGCCTTCCCGCTCCGTGAGTTCCTTGATCTTGGCCTCCTTGCCGTCAGCCTCTGCCTTGAGCTTGGCGAGCAACTCATCCTTGGAAAGCTCTGCTTCCTTCCGCTTGGCTTCCGCCTCCTGGAACTTCTTGAGCTTCTCCTCATACTCGGCGAGCTTCTTGCCCTGGCCCTGCAGCTTGCGCTGCACCTCATCCTCGGTGTACGTCTTCCCCTTGTCGCCCGTTTCATCTCCGGTCGGCGGCACCGGCGGGGTAGACGCTGGTGTGGTGGTGCCTTCGGTTGGCACCGTCGTTCCGTCCTGCATTGTCACTCCTTGTCGCTATTCCTCGGCCTGCGCCTCGGCTTGTCCCGGTGGCGACCCGGGCGGTGTGACGCCATCGCGGACAACAGGACCCATCGCCCCATTCACTTCCGCGCTGGCTGATTCGTTTGATGGATCGCTCGGCACGTTGTGCTGTACCTTCATGTCGTTGAACCAAGCGATCTCATCCATGGTCTTCTGTATGGCCTCCTTGGCCTGCTCCCTGGAAAGCTCCGGGCGCCGCCTCTGCAGCAATGTCACCGGGCTCTCCAGGCCGAGGGCTACCTCTGACTTTTCGATCTCCAGCTGCTGCTTGGGATCTTCCTGGTACGCCAGCGGCGCGTAGTCGATGATCATCTCATCGTCAGGATCATGGACACCATCAACGCCGTGGGCAGACCATACGGAGGCTGCCGCCTTGAAGTAGGCGTTCTCAGCAGCGATCATGATCGGCGCCATCTTGGTGCGCAGCTCTGCAAGCGGACGCTCCGCCTGCCGTGCGCCAACCCCAGTGTTGTAGCTCTTGCGCTTGTAACGCTCTGGCCCGATGCCGCGGGAGGCCGCCAGACGTAGCTCATCATCCTCCAGCACCGACTGCGCATCCTTCATGTTGATCTGCCAGTCGAGCACCTGCGTGGACACATCAGCACCAGGGATCCGCAGCAGATGGGCAGCGCCCATGATCTGCTGCTCGATGGCCTGCTCATCGATGTGGCCTGTTGCAGCTAGCATCTTGTAGCCGTGCATCTTCTGGTTGTACCGGAAGAACTGCCGCGCCTCGCCTCCACGGATGGTGCCGTCCATCAGGTCGGCGCCAGAGGTGGAGTCGAAAATCGTGTCCTGCCACGGCCGGCGGCGGATCAGGTAGTGGACCCACCCACCATACGGGTTGCTGTAGCCGTCGTCTTCCTCCTCCTCGGGGGTGCGCGCCTCGGGGACCTGCCCCACCCGCCTGATGATGGTCTGCCCCTGCTTGTCTACGCCGGACTCGTAGACGGCGTGCCACTTCGCAGTCCACAGCTTGTAGATTTTGCGCGTCTCGTTGGTCAGTGGGTCCTTCCGCTCATCGTGGATCAGGATGCACTCGAGGGTGTCCTTGTCGGTGGTGACGAGTGTCAGCGTGTCGCCCGTGGCATAGCGGTTATACTTGGTCTTGTTGCCGTCCATGTCGGTGACGACATCCGGCCAGATCAGCACCTCGTTGCACGCCTGGAGCAACTCCTCCACCATCTGCCAGTAGACTGGGAACGGAGGATCTGTGTCCTTGATCAGATCGTTGTACCTGTCACCGTTGTCCTTACCGCTCTTGGTGGTGCGGCGCGGTGGCGAGGTGTAGAGCACACCGAGTTCTGTCCACACCCGCTTTGCAGGGTTGTCCATCAGGTCGAGGTGGTCTTCCTCGTCACCGACCACCTGCTTGTAGACTTCCGGCACGGTCCAGTTCTTGAGCGATGCCTTGAGCTGCGGCCCCCATGCATCCCGCAGCACGTCCACCCGCTGGCGGACAGCAGCGCGCCGTGCAACCTGGTCGCCCGTCTCGGCAAAGGCGATGACCTTTTCAGCATACTCGTCGATGGTGAGTGACGAGCGCTCCAGTGCCGTCATGACCAACTGCTTAGCCTGGGTGCGAGCGCTGACCATGGAGCGGCCCCAACTTGCGTCAAGCACCTGCGCTGTGCTGCCGGTGACTGTCACGCTGCAGCCTCAGTCGCGAGCACATCCCGCTCGGATAGCACCACATGCACCTTGCCGCCGATCTTCATCTCAGTGCCGCCGGTGAAGGGAATTAATACGCGATCCATCACATCCACCGTGACGGGGACAAACCCCCTCTTGGTGTGCCTCCCAGCACCAGCACCAACGACCGTGCCCCACCGGGGGCGGTCCTTGGCGATGTCCGGCCGGACGAGCCCAGTCTCGCCGAACGTGTCCTCAGCCGCATCAAGCCGGATGAGCAGATCATCCCGTAGCAACGTGACTTTCATTTCACGGTACCCGCAACGCGCGTATCCTGCGCCGCACTCCACGTGCTGGCGGCAATCCGCAGCACCACCCACTCGTCGGGCTTCGTGCCGTCCGCCGCCTCCTCCTGCGCCAGCTCCCAGCTGTAGTCATCGATCATGCGCTGCACGCCGTCCCAGCCGGGCCGATCCTTGACAAAGGCGTAGGTGTAATCGGTGAGGCTACCGGGTGATCCAACGTACCAGGGGCAGACGCCACAGCTCTGCGTGGTGTAGATGATGCCGCTCCCGCGGAGTTGCCCATACCCGTCCTGCCCAAGTGCGAGGTTCGGCCAATCGGCCACTGTGTTGCTCGACATGCTCTGACTCCTTAGTAGGCCGGATCGGCATCAATCCACGATGGCAGGTCTTCCCGTGCGTCCGGGTGCTGCACACCATCTGCCGACAGGTGGCTGATGTCGCTGTGCCACCAGTTGATTTCAACACGGGGATAGACGCCCGCGTCTGACACCTCCGCAGCTGCTGCAGTGTTTGCCTCGCTGACGCTATCGTAGTAGCCCACGACAGTCGGCGATCCCACGGTGCTCCCTGGCCAGTAGACGGCCACCTTTTCGGATGTGTCCAGCCAGTCTTTCCAGCGGTCCACGCACTGCGCAATCATGTCGCGGTGGCCATAGGGGTATGTGCGGTCCCTCGGCACCTACGCTGCCTTTTCCATCTTCTCGTAGCTGACCTTTGCGGGGAACAGCTTGTAGACGCCGTAGCCGATACTGTCCGCGAGGTGGACCAACTGGATCTTCTTGCTGTCGCGGTGGTGGCTCTTGCTGTACCGCGTGACCTTATCAGCCCAGCCACGGCCGTTCTCGTGGTACTGGTGCTTTTCCAGCACCTCGATAGCGTGTGGGCAGCCCGGGTCAACGAACAGCTTTTGCTTTTCGAGCCGGCTGCGCACTGCCGTGAAGCGATACTCGGGCGGGATCTTCCGCAACGTCAGCATCCGGAAACCTTCGCTGCGGAAGTACTTGTTCATATCGTAGTCGTACATCCGGTCATGCGGATCGTAGACCACCGCAGCTCTCCCACCCGTCAGCGCCTTGCACCGCTTGGCGAGCTCCACCACCCCGCCGGCATGGCCGTCGGAACCAACAAGCACCTCATGCACCAGGTGCATCGCATCCTCGCCGCGCAGTTTCCAGATCGCGGCATGCCACGGAGGGTCGATGCTGATCAGCCATTCGTTGGTGTCCTTGCCGTAGCTGCCACCGGCAAACGGGAACCGTGACCCGAGCACCGCGGCCGTGGTGTCGTCGGTGCCGTCGAACGCCTTGACGTGGATATCACGCACGAACGACGGGTAAATCCGACCGAACAGCTCTGGCCACTTGGCGTGGATCTCCCTGTCGATCATGGCCTTGTCCAGCAGCTCCTTCGCCATGTCCAAGAA